TAGAGTGGCAGAAAAAAGAAATTAAGAAACTTAAAAAATTACCTGATTTTGATAATCACATATTAGTTAAAAACTACGATTTGAATGATAAACAAAACGATTCAAAAGATAGTAAAGATATTGAAGGTGATGGTAACAAAGATGACAATTCAGATAGTGAGTCAAAAGATAAACAAGACGGTGAAGAAGGTAAAACAGAATCAGAATCAAAACAAGATAAACCTGCTGTAGGTGATAAGACTGCCAAAGATGAAGACAATAATTCAGGTAGTGGTGCTGTAGGTGCTGGTGGTGATATGCCACTTGGTTCAATTACTAACAATCACTTTGAAGGTCATAAAGAAAAATTATTAGATACAACTAAAAGTTATTTGTATAGATCAATACCAGAACCTATATTAAGTAAAGTTATATATTCTAATGAAAACTTTATAAAAGATATGAAAGAGTCTTTTATTAATGATAAGACAACTGCTAGAGAATATTTACCTTATCTTAAAAAAGAATACAAAAAGTTTATGAATGAATCTAAAAAGACTATTATGTATCTTGTTAAAGAGTTTGAAATGAAGAAGGCGGCAACTGCTTACAAAAGATCAACTACTAATAAAACAGGTACAATTGATCCTTTAAAATTACATAGTTACAAATTCAACGAAGATATATTTAAAAGATTGACTATATTACCAGACGCTAAAAACCACGGTATGATGATGTTGTTAGATTGGTCAGGTAGTATGAGTGATACCATTTTCAAAACGGTTCAACAAACAATTCAGTTAGTATCATTTTGTCAAAAAACAAATATACCTTTTGAGTTGTATTTCTTTTCTAGTGAAATGGATAAAGATGATACATCATATAAAAGAAGTTATGGATTTAAATACAAACACGGTGATATGGCAATTGATAAAATTACACTAGTTAATGTTGCTAGTCATAAACTTAAAAAACAAAAATTAGAAGAATCTCTAATGTATCTATATCACTTAGCAATGTATTACGACCATAGATATGGTTGGAGAACTAATTGGGATGGTTCATATAGACCTGATTCAGTAGGAATACCTAGTAAGTATTATCTAGGTTCTACACCTTTAAATGAGGCATTAATAGTTATGTTAAAATTAGTACCTATGTTTAAAGAAAAATATAAGATTGAAAAAATGAACTTGATTACTTTAACTGATGGTGGTGGTAATTATGGTTCATCTGATACAATGAAATATGATAGTGAATCAAATAAATTAATTGGTTCAAATGCAGGTTTAGGTGGTGATGATGTTTTTATATACAAGAAAAAATATCATACCGTAAAAGATGAGAACTATGGATATAGAACAACAGGAATTACAGGTACTATATTAAATCTATTAAGAGATTATCACAATGTTACAACTATCGGTTTCTATCTAATTAAAAGAATAAGAAGGTGGGAAACTGATATGTACTTTAGACCTTACAATCCAAAAATGAATTGGGAAGAAAAAGATAAAATATACAATAAGAATAGACAATTATTTAATAAAGATAAAGTATGTACGGTTCCTCAAAAAGGTTATGATGATTACTATATTGTTAATGCTAAAGATATGAAAGTACAAAATGTTGATTTAGAAGGCATTAATGATACAATGAAACCTGGTAAGATTAAAAACTTATTCAGTAAGAGTATGAAAGGAAGAATCACTTCCAGAGTGCTTTTAAACAAATTTATTGAGAAGGTTGCATAATATGGATCAAAACATCAATAAAAACAAGGGTTATTACTGCTTGACTTTAGAGTCGAATTGTGATAGCATATACTTATCAACAATTGAGAAAGGACTAATAAAATGTTGTTAAATGATAAACAAAGAAACTTTATAGAACTATGCTATAAAGAGTTTGGTGATATTAAACAAATCACTAGGGCACAACTTGTTGAAGTTGAGAAGAAACATAAAGTTTCTTTTCCACAATGGTTAGTGTCTAATAAAGACCTAAAAGTTTCAAAAGGTCTATTCAAAATGCCATCTGGTTCAGATACAGATGTTTCAAAACCAACTACTATGGAGAAAGTTGTAAAACCTACAACTGAAAAAGAGGCGGCTTATATCGTTTCTACTCTAACTGACAATGTTGTTCCTAACAAGGATAAAAACTTTGTAAGTTTCGGTAACTTTCCAGATGTAAAATCAATTATTAAATCTAATAGATTTTATCCTGTGTTTCTTACTGGTCTCTCTGGTAACGGTAAAACTCTGGCTGTGACTCAGGCGTGTGCTGATTTGAAAAGAGAATTAATAAGAGTTAACATAACAATTGAAACGGATGAGGACGATTTACTTGGCGGTTTCAGACTTAAAAACGGTCAAACGGTTTGGTCTAATGGTCCTATCATTGAGGCAATGGAGAGAGGCGCTGTTCTTTTACTTGACGAGATTGACCTTGCAAGTAATAAGATTATGTGTTTACAACCAGTCCTTGAAGGTTCAGGTATCTTTGTTAAGAAGATTAACAAGTGGGTACAACCTAAATCTGGTTTCAATGTGATCGCTACTGCCAATACTAAAGGGCAAGGATCCGAAGACGGTAAGTTTATCGGTACTAATGTTCTTAATGAGGCGTTTCTGGAAAGATTTCCAGTAACTTTTGAACAGAAATATCCTTCTGTTGCGATTGAAAAAAAGATTTTAAATAATACTTTAAAATCTTATGGTAAATCAGATGTCAAATTTATTGACAAGTTAACTACTTGGGCAGATGTAATCAGAAAAACCTACTTTGATGGTGGTGTTGACGAGATTATATCAACAAGAAGACTTGTACATATTACACAGGCATATGCCATCTTTAATAATAAGATGAAGTCTATTGAAATGTGTACTAATAGATTTGATGATGATACAAAGAATTCCTTTGTTGAGTTATATACTAAAGTTGACGCTGGTGCTTCTGCTGACCAAATTATGGATCAACAGAAAAAGGCTGAACTTGAGTCTCAAATGGAATCCAATGATAGTGAGGAGGCTGATGAGGAAGAATCCGATTCAATCTAAATCTATCAATCATAGTGTTAGTCCAGGAAAGGCGTCTGAAAAGACGCCTGACCTTAAAGGGACTATCACTTTGACTCTAAAGAAAAAAACATTATCACAAGTTTATAATCAAGTTAAAATGTGTGAAGAACTAGGTTTTCCTAATTTTTCTAAAGGTGAACCTATTAATAATCTTATGAATGAGATAAGAAAACAAGTGAAAAAACAAACACGCTTGACAAAAAAAGAAAACTATATTATAATAAAAGAATTACTAGAATTTTGGCCTTTGAGTATAGTCATTCCTAGTATGTTAATATTAATATTAATGGCAAATATATTACAATGGTAAAATATAAAAAATTAGACGATAAGATAAAAGAATTAAACTCTACAAGAGTCTTTAAAAAGATAACACCTAAAGGTGATTTATCTTGGTATATAAAATGGTTAGCAAGTATTATGCTTATGGTTGCTGTTTGCTTTAGGGCAGCAGATGTAAACCATATGTTTGATTTGTACTTTAGTTTTATGGGTACAATAGGTTGGTTGATAGTAGGTTTTTTATGGCACGACCGTGCATTGATATTCCTAAATGCGATTCTATCTGCCGTTTTATTAACAGGAATACTAAAGGAGTTACTCGCTTGTAGTAATTGTATGATACCACTATGATACCAAAATACGCACCAAAACAAATTGTTGAATATATCCCTTGTGATAATCCAGAAAACGAAAAATACTTTGTATATGAATGGTACAATATTACAAAAGACAAATATTATGTAGGTTACCATAAAACGGAAGATGGTACACCATTTGATGGTTATTGGCATTCCTCAAAAGATAAAGAGTTTGCTGATGACTTTTCAACTTGTGAATGGAGATATACTATTAAAGATTGGGGTAATCAATCTCTAATGTTAGGATTAGAAAATACAATTTTAACAAATGCAAAAGCAAAAGATAATCCAAAATACTATAATAAAACAAATGGTATACCACAAGAGTTTAATTTACCAGACCTAGATATGGTTTATGATATT